ACGTGATGCACCTCGGCGCGAAGGTTGCGTGGACACAACGATTCAATTCTGACGAAATCTCAGCGTTGCAGAACGCAATCAACATCAAGTTGGACCGCGGGCCAGCCGCATTTGAGGCCGAATATCAGAATTCACCGCTCAAGCCTCAAAATCTGGACGAACAGCAGCTTGAACCGCACATTATCGCCGCCAAGCTCAGCCGATTGCCGCGCGGCGTGGTGCCAATGTCGGCAACGAGGATTACCGCCTTCGTCGATGTGATGGACAAGGCTTTGTATTGGGTGGTCTGCGCCTTTGACCCGGATTTCTCTGGCTATGTTCTCGATTATGGCACTTTTCCCGACCAAGGCCGAGCGTATTTCACCCTCGCCGACGTAAAGAACACGCTGCAAATGCAGTTTCCTGGCACCAGCGTTGAAGGTTGGCTGCATGCTGGCCTGGACCGCCTCACAACTGGCCTGCTGACGCGAGAGTGGGCGGTTGATGGCGGGCACACTGTGCGGACAAGCACAGTAATCGTGGATTCAGGCTATAAACCGCAGGTTGTGCATGCCGTTGTCAGTCAATCGCCGTTTCGGTCGTTGATTGTGCCGTCAAAGGGTGTTGGCATCACGGCACTGCAAGCACCCATGGAGAATTGGGCGAAGCGTGGAGCTGAAACGAGGTCGAAATTCTGGATTAAGGCGAAGACTCGCGACTATGCCGACCCGATTGTCTCGTTTGATTCCAACTATTGGAAAACCTTCGTTTCAAGTCGCCTGAATACCGCGATTGGCGACCGTGGCTCGCTGTGCTTCTTTGGCGCGACACCCGAGCCGCACAAGATGATTTGCGATCACATCTGCGCCGAGACGCGAATCATCGACGAAGCACGCGGCCGGCGGGTCGAGGTCTGGCAGCCGAAAATGAACGAGGACAACCACTGGTTCGACTGTGTTGTCGGGTGCCATGTCGGGGCCAGCATGGGTGGGATTGATTTGCGGGAGCATCAGGAGAAAAAGCGGCATGATGGACCACGTCCAAGCCTTGGCGACCTGCGAAAGAAAGCACATGCCGGATGAGCGAGAGGATTTCGACCAGCCTGCCGAGCGTCCGTCGTTAGCTGACTTGTCGCGTTCGGCCGCGGCCGCGTTCGTCTGTGCCAAGTGTGGCGGGAAAGAGTTCCGAGTGTTCAAGACCGTGCCTTCACCTGGCAGGATCTTCCGCAAGCGTCGGTGCGTGGCCTGCGGTCATGTGGTTCACACGATGGAAAGGTTGTCATGAACAGCAGGCAGGCAAAGAAGTGCATGAGGCGTCCATTCATCTTCTACCGCGGAAGCACGCGTCAAAGACTGCGAAGGCGGTTTCCGCTGTACTTCAAGAATGTTGACAGGTTCGTCGAAGCGATGAACAAAGAGTTCTGGGGTTCTCCATTGCCTGATTCGTACTTCACCAGCGAACCAGCCAATGCAGACGTAACCCCGTCCCTGCAATGATTTCGCTACTAATAGCGATTTTCACAAATTCCATTGCTTATCGCTCGATAAGTACCTTTTGAGCCGCCAACGCCTCACGTAGTGTTAACAGTCAACACTTCTCGTGGATGGCTCACATGGCGGTCACTGACTCCGACATCACCGACGCGGCACTGTCCCCCAAGTCTGTCCAGACTGCGGCGGGTAGCGTCGTCAATCGTGACTTGGACGAAGTGATCAAGGCTCAGCGGCACACGAATCAGACAACCGCTTCGAGTCAGTCCCACCAGGGTCTGCGGTTCGTTCAGATCACTCGCAAGAGGGCTGAATGAGCGCAACCGCCTCTCTCACCCGCCGTGTTGCCAAGTTCTTTGGGTTCGCGCCCGAGGTTAAGGCAACGCCACGACCTGAGATCCACGCCAGCTTCGACGGGGCGTCATCACGCAACGACAACGCCGATTATTGGGCGTCTGCTGATGCTCTGGATGCTGACTCAGCACACTCCAAAGGCGTCCGTCAACGGCTTGTCACCCGTTCGCGTTACGAGGTCGGCAACAACGGATACACCGATGGGATCGTGCAGACGCATGCCAACCATCTGGTTGGAGTTGGGCCGAAGCTACGAATGCAAACCCGTTCCCGTGGGTTCAACGCCATTGTGGAGGCGGCATGGAAAGCATGGGCCAAGGAAACTCAATTCCGCCGAAAATTCTGGTGCATGGCACATGCACACACGCAGGACGGCGAAGCGTTCGGGGTGATTCGCAACAACCCTGCAATGCGAGAGCTGACGCAGCTCGACATTGTGCTTTTCGAGGCAGAGCAGTGCACGACGCCGTATCTGCCTGTTGCCAAGCCGGGCTACATCGACGGAATTGAGTTCGACGAGTTCGGCAACCCGGTCTTTTATGATGTGCTGAAGTATCATCCTGGCGGCCAATTCTTCCCGGTCAGCTATCAGCAGCCGGAAAAGATTCCAGCCAAGTTCATGCTGCATTGGTTCCAAATGCGGAGGCCTGGCCAGCATCGTGGTATCCCGGCGCTGAAGTCGACGCTCAATCTGGGTGCTCAGTCCCGCCAGTGGCGGCAGGCAACGCTGACCTCGGCGGATATTGCCGCGCGGCTCAGTGTTATTCTCAAGACGCAGCAGAATCCCAATAGTGAAGCCGACCCGGTTGCGGCGCTTTCCGAGTTGCCGCTGACTCCCGGCACGATGACGGCCGCGCCGATGGGTTGGGATCTTTCGCAGATGAAAAGCGAGCATCCCAACGCCACCTACGAGGCGTTCAACAAGGCTCAGATTAGCGAGCAGTGCCGGCCGTTGGGCATGCCGTACAACATCGGTGCTTGCGATTCGTCGTCGCACAACTTCAGCAGCGGAAAGCTCGACGCGCAGGGCTTTTACATCAGTCTCGACGTGCTTCGCGAGGATGCCAACGACCTGGTGCTCGATAAGATTTTCGGACTGTGGTTTGAGCGTGCCACGCTGGCTTATGGTTGGACCGGGGACGCCAAGTCGCCGCCGGCACACACATGGGACTGGCCACAGCATCCGCAGGCTGACGTTAAGTCAATCGCTGAATCCAATGACATCGGATTGAGGAACGGCACCAAGACGGTTCGCGGCGTGCTGGCTGATTCGAGCCTCGACTATGACGACGTGCTGCCTGAGATGGCCGACGACTTCGGTCTGACCGAAGACGAGATGAAGGCGACGTTGTTGGAGCGGCTATTCCCTGCACCGCAGCCGCCACCGCAACAGCAAGCATCACCGCAGGCCAATGCAGACACTCAGTCGACACCCGCGGGAGGCAAAAAAAGTGCCAGTTAAAACGATCACGATGACCGGCGACATCGAGATTGTTGCCGGTGCCGTCGATGGCGAAAAGAAGTCCCTGCCGTCATTCAACGTCAAAGCTTACACCGGCGGCGCGCTGCAGGTGAATCGCTGGGATTGGCCGGTTGTCGTGGACCTGAATGGCGTCCAGTCTGCCAAGTCGATCACCGCAAATTTGCACCACGATTCGTCTCAGATTGTTGGGCACGTGACGGGAATGGAAATCAAGGGAAGCAATTTGCTTCTCTCTGGAATCGTCTCCGGCACCGGTCAGTCAGCAATCGAGTTCTTGGCAAATGGTGCCAATGGATATCCGTGGCAGGCCAGCATTGAGGCGATGCCGCTAAGAGTTGTCGAAATCAAGTCCGGTGAGAAGGTCACCGTCAACGGACGTGAGTTTACTGGACCGATTCAGGTGGCCACCAAGTCCAGATTGTACGGCGTGGCTTTCCTGCCGCGTGGCGCGGACGAAAACACGAGTGTTTCAATTGCGGCCAGCGCCGCCAAGCAAGGGGAGATTAACGTGGAATTCAACGAGTGGATCAAGGCGGCCGGAATGGATCCGGAGCAACTGACCGACAAGGCCAAGGAATTCATGCAGTCGAAGTATGATGCCGAGGTTGCCGCCGCGAAGAAGGTCGACGGAAAAGAAATCATCGCCGCGCCGAAGTTCGACGTGGACGACATCCGCGCCGCGTACCAGTCGCACCTGGCCGACCTCGAATTGAAGCTGGCCACCCATGAGCCAGACATCCGCGACCGGGCGCAGTTCGCGACCATCAAGGCCAGCGCCTTGAAGGAAGCTAACGAGCTTCGCAAAAAGGCGCTCTCCGAGGAATGGTCCACCGAAAAGCTGGAAGTGGCCGCCATCCGCGCCGCTGCCAAGGTCGAGATCGAACTGATCAAAGCCGAAGCTCCCGCGGGGCCGGCCATCCACAGCGGACAGAAGGACATGTCGCCTGACGTGATCGAGGCCGCGCTCTGCATGACTCTGCGGACTCCCGACCACGAAAAGCAGTTCGACGAAAAGACGTTGGAAACCGCACATAAGAGCTTTCGCCGTGGCGTTGGCCTGCAGCAGATCCTCATCATGGCGGCCTGTGCCAATGGGGCGGATATCCGCGCCGGGGAACGTGTCAACGACGGAAACCTGCGAAGTGTCCTGCGGTTCGCGATGCCTGACGTTCACGCGTCGGGATTCTCGACCGTCAGCTTGCCTGGCATCCTCTCCAACGTGGCCAACAAAGAGCTGCTGGCCGGCTACATGGACGAGGACCAATCGTGGCGGGAAGTCGCCGGGATCCGTTCTGTCAGCGACTTCAAACAGGTCACCAGCTACCGCCTTCTCGACAACATGATTTACGAGAAGCTGGGCGCGGCCGGCGAGATCAAGCACGGCACGGTTGGCGAGGAATCATACACCCGCCAAGCCGACACCTACGCGAAGATGTTCGCCTTGACTCGGCGTGACATCATCAACGACGACCTCGGTGCGTTCGAGGATCTGCGCAACCGCCTCGGTCGTGGCGCGGCGATCAAGTTCAACGACGTGTTCTGGACGGAGTTCATGTCCAACGCGTCGACGTTCTGGACCACGGCGCTCACCAACTACATCGAGGGCTCGACCACCAACCTCGGAACCGACGGTGTCGGTCTTGGCCTGGGCGTCAAAGCCTTCCGCCTGATGCGTTCGCCGACCGCAGACGGCAGCAAGCGGATTGCTGGCCGGCCGGAAATCCTGCTGGTTCCGCCAGAGCTGGAGGCTATCGCCGACAACCTGTATCAGAATCGCAACCTCGGTGCGGTCAAAGTGGCCGACGCGAACATCTACGCCAACAAGTACCGGCCGGTCGTGGTGCCTTGGCTTAGCGACACCAACTTCACCGGCAACAGCACGACCGCTTGGTATCTGCTGCGGAACCCTGCCGTGTCGGCCGCCGTGGTGGTCAGCTTCCTCAACGGCAATCAGACGCCGACCGTCGAATCAGCCGAAGCTGACTTCGATACGCTGGGGATGCAGTTCCGCGGGTACCACGACTTCGGTTGCGACCAGGCCGAGTACCTGTGCGGCGTGAAGAGCAAGGGTGCTGCAGGTTAATTTTCGCGGATGACGCGAGTGGATAACGCCGCCTGAGTTGTTCAGGCGGCCATTCAAACAACAACAAATTCTCCGCGAGGATAAATCAGATGGCTCAGACTCCAGCAAAGTTCTACGCTACCGGGAAGTCGATTGACTACACCCCCGTTGCCGCCGTCCTGGCCGGGACTGTTGTGGCAATCAGCAACATCATCGGCATCACCGTGGCTGACATCGCCGCTGGCGTACTCGGTTCGCTGACGATCGAGGGGATCGTCAACCTTCCCAAGACCACCGCTGCCTGGACGCAGGGGCTACCGGTCTATTGGGATGCCACCGGAACGCCAGATTCAGGGGATGCATCATCCGGGGCAGCGAACCAACTCGGCGTTGGCACATACATCGGCATGGCGGTTGCCGCGGCCGGCAGTGGTGATGACTTCGGCAAGGTCAAGCTCAATGCTCAGGTGCCGAACAACATCGCCGTGGCGGTTACGGCAACGGCTGACGGGCTCACTACTGGCCTGATTCCCGCGGCGGCATCGTTCGTCACCGTGACAAGCGCCAGCGCCAACAACAGCATCTCCCTGCCGGCTGGATACGTCGGCAAGGTGCTGCGAATTCTGATCGGTACAACCGGCTGCGAAATGATTTCCAGCGTGGCCGCCGACAAGGTCAACGAAGTCACAGTCGGGGCAACCAACGAACTCGCACTGACCGCCGAGGCGCTGTTGACCTGCGTCTACACCAAGTCGGGATTCTGGATTGTCACAGGCCACACCAAGCTTGGTGCTGCTCAGGCTGCTCTGGTTCCTGACGCACTCGCGTAACCCACGCCAACCAGGCTAACAGCCTGTTCACGATACCACCGGGTGAGGCTCAACCCCTCACCCGGTTTTTACCGGGTTGGAGAAGTGGTCATCTCATCAGAGTCATAATCTGAAGATCGTGGGTTCAACCCCCGAACCCGGCACTATGGCAAGCAATCACGACATCGCCGTTCGGAAGGGTATCGACGCGATCCGGACAGCATCCGGAAACACAGTGGCAATCCACCGTGGTGAGATCTCCGCGTCAATTGTGATGTGGAGCGGCAACACTACACTCCAAGCGGTGGAAAGCGGCGACTCGATTACCGATATCCCGGTTCGTGAATGGTTCTGCCGGGCTCAAGACTACATCCTTGACGGCAACATTGAGACACCACTGGTGGGCGACATCATCGTTGACGGAACAGATTACTTTCACGTTCTGCCAGTGGCCGGCAAGGGATGCTATGACGAGGCTGGCACGAGTTACGCGTTGAAGATTTACAGCAAGCGGGTGGCCTGATGGCGACATTCTATCTTGATCCAGAAGGCGGAAACGACGCCAATGATGGGACTACGTTCGCCAATCGCTGGAAGACGTTAACTTCTGGTGCCACTGCTGCGCGCACCGCGCCCGGCGACACCATTAGAATTAAAGGTTCACCAAATCCGACAAGCCTTGGTGTAAATGGAGTTTGGACGAGCGGTAAACGACAAGCCACGATCAGTATTGTCTCATCTACAAACGCAACCCCAATCGTCGTTACAACTGCTGCACATGGATATTCTACGGGGCAGACTGTTCAGATTACGGGGCACACCACCAACACGAACGCAAACGGAACGTGGGAAATCACCGTTCTAAGTTCCACGACGTTCAGCTTGGACACATCGACGGGAAATGGCGTTGGTGGCGCAAGTGGGACAGTTCGAGACATCACAAACTCAGTGGTGATGTTGGCATCGGCAGTCACCGCTGATATTTGCGATTGCGAAACAGCGTGGACGGCATCGGCAAACGTAACTGCCACAGTCGGAACACCAGACTGCAAGCAGAATAAGAGTGCAGCATCACTGGCAATTGCCGCCGGTTTTACCACCGGAAAAGCTGCGTATTTTGCTACAGGCACTCTGAATCTCTCTGGGTATGAGCAGGTTTCATTCTGGATCAAGCAGACTGCGGGAACGGTTGCGATAGCTGGGAATGTGTCCATACGGCTGTGCACAGATACAGCCGGGGCCGTGAGCGTCCATACTGTGGCCATTCCCGCATTGGGCCAGCTATCAAGGTGGATTCCATTCACCGTGAATATTGGCGGTGCTCTGAATTCCGCAATCGCATCTGTCGCCCTGTATGTTGACACGGATCGTGGAGCACAGACGTTCCTGATCGACAACATCATCGCCGTTAAGTCGTCGTCTTCGGCGGACTCCCTGTCTCTGTGGTCGCTGATTGGCAAGAACTCTGCTGGTGAATACTGGTGGCCGATTCAGTCAATCACAGGCCGGCGTGTCATCTTGGACAATGACACGAACGTAAACACGACAAGCACATCTCAGCGTGGATACTACGGCGTTTCCGGAACCGTGGCCACGTACAAGCGGGAAACCTTGAAAGTCGCCTTGGGTGCATCTGGAACGTCTTGGGGCATTGTTCAGGAAAGTGGAACATCCGGTTCGCTGATCACGTATGAGGGTGGATGGGATGACGTGGCAATGTCCACGAAGAACATGGAAACTTGGATTGATGGGCTTAGTGGCGGCTCTGTTGGAGTGAACCATTCGGCAAAGTCTTTTATCAGGCTGAATTCGTTGAGGCTTTTGCGGTTTTCCAATTGCATACTGGCTAATTCCTCAGAGACCGATCTTGAGTACGACGACATTATCACAGCGTCGGCCTTGACTGCCGGTGTTCAAACAACGTCCAGTTCCTCACGGTTCTCGTATGGCACTCAAGTGTGCTACGCCTGCAATGGCAGCGGGTTTCAGTTAAATGCAGTGTTCTCTGTGGCAACTTCATTAAGTGCATACAGCATCGTAGGTTCTGCCGGAGTAGTCGTTGGAACCAGATGCGTTTTTGATTCCGTGGACAGTGGAAACAACGGGATTGGAGTGTCCATGTCGGGGCAGTCCACCCTGTCGTCTTTGTCGTCGGATATGGACACAAACGCAGTTGCCGCGTTGTCTGGAATCCCTTCTGTGATTGGCACAGCCGACATAGACAACGCCACCTCTGCATTCCAGGGTGGCTCCGGTGCGGTGTCTGTGTTTGGCGGAACGATTGGTCCGTCCAACGCGGCAACATTCGGGCAACTGTCGTTTGATAGTCTGTTTCGCAATGTCATGCTCAGCGATTCCGTGTTTATCACAAGCTACATCTCGACCCGCTACGATAGGCGGGCTTACATTGAGAACAAAGACGGCGTTGCGGGAGATCACCGCATCTACGCAGAAGAGGGTTTGATTCAAGCACAGACGGCAGTACGGCACACCGCTAGTGGATTGGCTTGGAGCTTTGCGCCCACCAGCGCAACGGTTCGCTACGTCGATTACCCGCTGAATCAAGTGCTTGGGCCGTTCTATGGCGTCGGTGGAGTGGCGTTGACTGTAACGTGCTGGTTCTACCGTACGGACACAGGCTTGACAGGCAGGCTCGTAGCCAAGGCACCTCAGCCTGGAGTCACATCTGACGTTGTAGATTCAATGTCGGGTTCTGCTGGTGCGTGGGAGCAACTGTCTGTCACGTTCACTCCTTCGACTGACGGTGCCTATTACGTCGAGGCACAGTTCTACGGCGGAACAACATACATCGGCTACATCGACGACTTGGAAATAACTCAAGGCGGCGACACATACACACTGCCACTCGACAAGCCGTTTAACGCACAGCCGTTCTTGTGGAACAGCACGCAGGCTGGTGGCGGTGGCGGTGGCGGCTCTGTCGCATTCTCTCCGTTCACATCACCAGTCATTCGAGGCGTTGCATAATGGATATCGCTTTGGATGAAGTCTTACACTTCGACGCCATCACCAGCAACCCCGCCACAGGGGCGGTGAGTGACGCCGACTCGACGCCGACGTGGAGCATTTTCGAGGAAGACACTGACACCGCGATTCTTTCCGCGCAGAACTTCACGAAGCGGACAAGCCTCACTGGCAACTATCGCGGGGCGGCAACGCTATCAACTGCCAATGGGTTCGAGGTTGGCAAGTGGTACAACGTCGTGGCATCGGCCACAGTCAACAGCGTGGCCGGCAAGGCTGTGGTTATGCGGTTCCGCGTGGCTCTGGCTGAATCTGTGGCAGGTTCGCCAAAGGTGGACGCGGCTCAGTTCGCAGGCCAGACGATTACCTGCTCTGGTGGTGTGACGGTTCCTGCGGCAACACTGGCCAGTACGACGAATATCACCGCCGCGGCCGGATGTTCTGTTAGCTCGATTGGCGCGGATGTCATTACATCCACCGCTCTGGCGGCGTCTGCCGTCACGGAGATTCAATCTGGGCTGTCAACGCTCACGGAGGCTCAGGTCAACACGCAGTGCGACACAGCCATTGCGGATGCTGCACTTGCCAGCCAGACAAGCGTGGACACAATCGACGGAATCGTTGACTCGATTCTCGTTGACACGGCTGAGATCGGAGTGGCAGGCGCTGGGCTGACTGCCGCCGCATCAGCCGCGTTGTCCAGTCTCCAGACTCACGGCGACAGCACATGGTCAACCGCCACAGGGTTCAGCACGTTCAACCCAACATCTGACACCGTGGCTCATGTTACCCTCGTGGACACGACGACCGCCAACACGGACATGCGGGGCACTGACAACGCGTTGCTGGCCAGCGGATACACCGCACCGGACAACGCCGGGATTTCAACCGCATCCAGCAACACGACGACCATCCTGGCACGAATCGGAGCTTTCACCGGTTCCGGGCTCAATACGATTCTGG